GAACGATCTCTATTACGAAACATATCTTCGCTAGGATCAAACTTAGTTAAATCTAAGTTAGCATGGCCTGCTGAATACAAACAATGATCAAAGTAAAATGCCGCGTTAGGGTTCAAATAGTTCATAGCTTCAATGCCTAGTGGACCAAAGCTGGCAGGAATACGTGCGGGATCTACATAGTTACTATGGCGTTGTTTACCTATATACGTGCTGTAAAATCCTGACGTTGCCGGCAGGAAATACGCATAGTCATTTTGTGTAGCTGTCAGGTTCTTATTCATTACTTACTTTGCGCTGGTAAAATATATTCGTATTCTGCAATACCGCTGTCTACAGTAATTTGTAGTGCGCCTTGATCGCTGATACGCATAGTCTTGTCACCAGTTAAGTTCAAAATGCTCATAACTTGTACGACAGGCCACGACCATGCTTGTTTTAATTTGCCATCAACACCTGCATGGAATGTAAATGATCCTGCGTGTGTACTTGCATCGCCAAAACTAAACACTAAGTTACTATTGTCTGTCCTAACTTGGAATGTTTGTTCTTCTGTGTGCGCACTTGCTTGGAACTTTAGCTTTTGAATACTAGCCATAGTTGGAGCAAATTCAATGTTCCATGTTGCACCTTTGAACTTAACAGTTTTTAGTTTGTCGTTAATAACTTCTGTATTCATAAAACGATAATCGTTTTCAAAGTCACCTGCACCATTTTGGAAATGTAATCCTGTGGGGATTGTTTCTCCATTACGTTCTTGCTTGACTACTTTGATAGTAAAGTTTTCCTTGTATTCCGGACATTTCAAATGAATGTCTAGTTTATTTAGGTTTGGCATGCCAAACACACCTTCTAAATCTTCAATAGCTTCTTTGGTCTTTGCGTTAAGAATAACGCTACGATCCTCGGCCATTGATTCGATAACTGTTTCTTTATCGGTTGCACTAATTTTAATTAAGGGCAAAAATCCTAGGCTGTGTGTATGTGCTACTAGGTCTTGTAAAAAGTCTTTCATATGATTCTCCATGTTGTGTTATTATATAGGTTTTCTTGACATTGTCAAGAGTTTTTTCTTATCGTTTTATTATACTGCACCGCTGTTTCTAATATAGATAGTGGTGTCTTTGCTCTGTTTGCGTATTCAATCAAAGCATTAGTATCTTTGGGGAAACAAGCACCCCCAAATCCTCTGTCGCCATCCAAGCCAACAACAGTATGACTATTGCCAATACGTGTATCATGTGTGACAATTTGTCTTACTAGGTTATAGTCAGCACCACTAGCTTCGCACAAATCGTATAATTGATTAAAAAATGCAACCTTGAGTGCTAGAAAACTGTTGATACTATATTTGACTATAGATGCTTCAGTTGTGTTGCAATAGAAATACAATTTGCAATCGGGCAGTACTGAAGTAAATAATTCTTGCCAAAATCCTTCAGGATCTTCGCCACCCAACACCATGTACTTCTGGTTAGCAAAATCTTCTACCGAGCTAACAGCACGAAGAAATTCTGGATTATAACAAATACTGTGTTTATCAAATGCCGACTCTATAGCAAACAGCTGATCTGGCACGATTGTAGATTTAATCAAGACCGGCATAAACACTGGAACTGATTCCAATACAGCATATACTTGACTGTCATCACATGTGTTTTCATCAGTGTGAGGAGTACCCACACAGATAATAATGCCATCGGCATCCGGATGCTGGTCAATTGTGTCCTTGCTATATTTAGGATCAATGATGACTAACTCATGCTTCTTTTCTAATGTCCTTGCCACTGCTTTGCCTACAAAGCCGTATCCTGCGATTATAATTTTCATATTAAAACTCGAATAAACTATTAAATGTATTTTTTTCTTCAGTACTTCTGACATCCCATTTAAGTACTCCAATTAAATTTTCTAATTTCTTATCAATAATTGTAGCTTCCATTTCTGCGTGATCAAAGGGTAAGTCTTTGAACCATTGAGGAAGTCGGAGCTCATCCACAGGATAAGCTACACTTGTAAAGTCTAATGGGTTAGGTTTGAGTTTACAAACAATAACTTTTTGACCGTCAGTAATGTTCATCGAGTATTTGTCGTTGTACATTCGTTTGAGCGTATTCCAATTAATACTTGCTCTAACATGACCAGGCATATTAGCCTTGCCAGCCTTCTTCTCTTTTGCTTCGTATTCTGTAACTTTGTTTGCACGTTTTGGACTTCCTTTTTCCCAACCTGGGCGAGCTTTGAATTTGGATCTAAATTCACTAATGCTGTCAAGTACTGTTTGTTCTTCTTTACCAGTAAGCACCATTTCTAATATTTCACTCAAAAAATCTTGAATAAATTCAGGTGTGTCACTCCGCTTAAGGTCCAAGCCCATGGCTTTGATCTTGCCAGGCTTGCCATCTACGTCTGTGCGCTTGCCTTCTTTATCATAATACAGCACAGCATAACGTTTCTTGGTAATGAACAAACTCTTTGACCCAACAATTTCTCGGCCAGCTTTGATAACTTCGCCACGCGATTTAGGCACGTGAAACGTGTCCAACATAAACTGTGGGAACGTGTTGTTAACTTCATCTGCAATTTGATCATACAGTTGAATTACATTTTCTCGACTCCATGGAATTGCGCCGCTATCGATATCTTTCTTTAGCGTCTTGTATGCACTGAAATAACATGAGTCTGTATCACCATAGATAACTGCTTTACCCACGTGGTCGTACTCGCCTGTGATAATTTCATTCACCTTACTAGCCATATGCTTGGCGATTTGTCTGCCAACCAGTGTTGTCGACTGACCAATTCGCTTGTCAAAGAACCTGCATCCACTGTTAAGAATAGCACCATACAAACTGTTAAGATTAATTTTCTTAACCAACTGTCGTTTATCCCAATATTCCTCTTCGACTTTATTGCCGGCCTTGATAGCTTCTTTTAATTTGGCCTGCATTTCTTTACGTTCTGCATACCAGCGTTTTAGTAGTCCGGGAATAATACCTTCTTTTTCATAGGTAAAAATTGTGCCGTTACTAGACAACATCCAAGGTTGATTGCTTTCAAATATGAGTCTGTATACTTCGGCGGCACTTAGTACATCTGTGTCTCCGTTTTCCCAGTCAATGGTAATGTCTGTGCCAATCTCTTGTGCCATTACTGCTTCATATTCGTCTGCACCAAACTTACCTTCCCAGGCAGCCGCAAAACTTTTACCTTTGGCTATTTGTGCTTCGATGTATTCTTCGGTTTTAGTTTGACGTAACTGTCCAATAATTGTTTCTGGACCCATGTTAAGCGCACGAATGGCTGACGGATATAGACTGTTAATATCTAACGAACCTACCCAGTCTTGAATACCTTCTTTAGGATACGCGACATACGCACCAGCCGCACCTTCGTTGTCTTCACGCTCGCTCATCTTAGTGCGGTTAGGCACTTGCATGCCTCTTCGATGACATTCGTTAATAATAGCTTGTTCAGTCACAGCCACAGCACCCATTGTTGTTTGCAGTAGTACTGTGTTTTCATGTGCCAGTGTATTGGCAAGATCCATGAACTTTAATTTCTTGTCTAGGTCGTCAAGAAGTTTACAGTCATTGATGTTGTATTCAATGAATGTTTTAAAGTCATTGTTATATAATTGGTCGAGTGTACCTTCGTATTGTGTTTTACGTTTACCTAACTCATATTCCGCAATGGCGTCAAGTCTATAACTGTGGCGTTCTTCATACGTATACTTACGGTACAACTCAAGATAGTCTAAATGAACGCGACCAATGTAGTCATAGGTTACACTATCACGACCAAACTTTTCATATTCTCTGCGTTTAGGAAACTGATCAAACAAACAAAAACGTCTTGTATCTTCTTTTGACAATGTCTTTGTTACTCTATTTGTGGTATAAGGGATATCGAAACCTTCACTGTTCCAACCACTAAGTACATCGGCATCTTTGATCAAGTCTAAGAACATGTCTAGCAAACTTGCTTCGTTATCAAACAAGTAAGTATTAGGAAAGTCTTTGACCATTTCTTTGGCTTCTTCCATCTTAAGACCTTTAGGGGGAATTGCCAAACATACCATAGTTTCTAACCATTGTAGGTAGACAGCGATAGCAGTAATTGGCATAAATGCATCGTCTGGACTAGCATAACCACGTTCTGGATCGAAGTCCACCTCAATATCGAAAAACGCTACGTTTAGTTTAGGAGCGTCTTGATTTAAGTAGTGTTCACTTAGTGTAACAAAGATTGGATTAATATCGCTTTCAAACAATTCTTTGCCACTGTTAATGGCTTGTTCTTTGCGCAGTTCTTTTGTATTTTTACAAACGATCTTGGTTAATTGATCGCCGTAGATTGATTGATATTTGCCGCGAGGGTCTTTGACATAAAACGTGTGCTTGACAGGAATGTCACGGAACTCACGTTCACCTTTTTTGTTGCGTTCAACTACTCGAATGATATCATTCTCGCGGTCAAACCATGCGTCTACATACGACATATAATTTCTTCTCCATGCAATTTAGGGCTTGCAAATACCTTAGTGCTGTTTATGGCCAGCTAACCTTTAACAATATTATTTATCAGATACGTTTAGTGATATCTAAAATAGCTTCAATCTCTTCCCAATCTTCATTGTAAGCCGCCCAATCGCCTTTATGTGCAATCTTGATAGCTTTGTTAATAACACTGGGTTTGATTTGTAATTCTTCTGCTACAGCCTTAACTGTTTCTTTTAAGCCTTCTTGTAAGTCTTCGACTTCACGTAGTACTGTACTACCTTCTGAAATCAAACGCTCGAGTTTTGCCTTTTCTTCTGCACCGTATGAACGACCGCCCATGTAAATCTCCTAATGTATATGCCTATTATACGTTACTTATCTGCTAAATGCAACCTTTAGAGGTGGAAATGGCAGAAATTAATCTGCCATTATTTTTTTGTTACTGGTTTTTGTGTTGTCTCTGGTGTGTCTATATATACCGCATCACTTGGTATTTGAAATTCATTGTTAACAATATTCTTTTCATACAGTGTTTCGGCATTTGGTTTCCATACAAAGTATCTCCAAAAAGATTCAGGGCGCTGATTCATATACTTTCCTTGGACAAGGCCCTTTACAGTTCCTGTTTTATCAACAAATACTTTATCAAAATAAACCAAATCATATTCAGCTAAGATTCTTCCTTGTACTGTTGCTTTGGCTTTTTTTACTAGCTGTTTGTATTTTTCTATATTTTTTGGATCTTTTGGATCTAAGCCTGCGTTTTTCTTAACTTGATCAATTTCGCTGGGCTTACTGCCGCCGTCGATGTTTTTAATCTTTTTTCCAGGAAAATCTTTATTGGCACGAGCTTCAACCATGTCAGGTGTAACTGTGTCGGGTATTTCTTCATACCTGTGACCTGTGCCGTCTTCAAACGTAACTGTGATATTACGTGGCATTGTTAGCCTCTAGCTATCTTTAACCAGCGTTGCAACTCATCAGTTGTATCAATACCTTCGTTCCAATTGGATACTGTTACACCACTCTTAGTTGTCTTAGGAGGCTCTTCTTTGTTTGCCACAGTAGGTGCAGTTGAACCTCCGGGTGCTGATCCTTTTTCTGCTGGAGTTTTAAGGGCCTCTGGCTTTGCTGTTGTATCTGCACCCCGACCTGTTTCACCGGGTGCCTGCACTGCACCTGCACCAGCCGCATCGCTTGCTCGATCCATAGAATTGGTATAGTTGCTTGCACTTGGGTTTGAAGCATTGCCAGCTTTGATATCTTCCAAATCATCTAACTGTGATTCTAGTTCTTTTACTTGACGAATAGTATCTTCATCTTGAGATTTTTCTAAATCAAGAATTAATGCGGCTAGTTGTTGTTTAGCGGCATCGATTTCTTTTTGTGTAGCTTCTATCTCAGCTTTCTTTTTAGCTTCGTCTGCATCAACTTTGG